CTCAAGTGGTGTCATCTTTGCTGACGTTTCTGGCGAAAGCCAGGATCTCCTCATCGATTCCATCTTCGCGATCAGACAGCTTTCAGGTCTGTTTTCGAAGATTCTACTCCCGTGTAGTGATGCTCGGGTAGTAGACGCGATGAAGGGATACGTCAGCTGTGAACAGGAACTGCAGGAGAAGAGTGATACTATATCTGAGGAAAGTCTTAACTACTTCCTCAGAATTTCTTCTCTGGTCTTTCCTCGGGTGTTCTCTCACATGGATAACCTTATCTATGCTGGGGACCTCCGGGGAAAGCACGGACCGGGCTCGACTGCTGATCGGCTCACCGGAAACGGTAAGTTCGACCAGCACGAGTGGCCTTTGCGATTAGAAAAGGTGTTCCCAGCTAGGGAGCACCTGATCGCGAACTGGTCTCACCAAGACCAGTTGGACCGTGTACAGTTCCTTGAACCTGATGCGGAGCGACCCGTAAAGGTCATCTCCGTGCCTAAGACGCTCAAAACACCTCGGATCATTGCTATCGAGCCAACCTGTATGCAGTACATGCAGCAGGCCATGCTCGAGCCACTGGTCCAAGTCTTGGAACCTGAGACTTCCGCTCTCAAAAAGGGCAGAGATCTTGGTTCCTACTTCTTGGGATTTCGGCACCAGGACCCAAACAGGGACCTGGCTCGCCGAGCTTCCAGAAGAGGAGATCTGGCGACGCTCGATCTGAGCGAAGCGTCTGATCGTGTTTTGAACAAGCTTGTGCTGGCGCTTTTGCATCGAAATCCTCTTTTCTCAGAGGCGGTGCAAGCAACGCGCTCTTCACAGGCTCGTGTACTTGTCAAGAACGAGGAGATTGTTCTCGATCTTGTCAAGTTCGCATCTATGGGTTCTGCACTCACTTTTCCGATCGAGGCGATGATTTTCCTTGTCGTCGTCCTGATTGGGATCGAAAAGAGTGCCAGGATGCCACTCACCCACAAGAAGGTGAAATCTCTTGTGGGTTCACTGCGCATCTACGGGGACGATATCATTGTCCCTGTAGATTATGTACCAGCCGTGATAGCATCACTTGAATCTTTTGGATTCAAAGTGAACAGCAACAAGTCATTCTGGACTGGGAAGTTCAGAGAGTCTTGTGGAGGAGAATACTACGACGGAGTTGACGTAACACCTGTCAAGTTCAGACGAGTATTCCCCACATCACGGCGCTGCGTTGAGGAGCTGATTTCTCTAGTGGAATTCCGGAACCACGTGTACTACCGTGGGCTTTGGAAAACCGCTAGGTATCTCGACGAGAAAATTGGGAAGAATCTCCCCTACTTTCCGATTGTCGATGATGCATCAGCTGCGCTAGGTCGTAGTTCATTTCTCCAGATCTTGCCGGAGAAGATCAACCACGGCGATGTGCAAGGGCCCGTTGTAAAGGCCTTTGTACCTCGCTCCCGACCACCATCTTCCAAGGTGAGTGGAGACGGAGCCTTGCTCAAGTTCTTCCTAAAGCGGGGTAACACCCCGTCAGAAGAAGGGCACCTCGAGCGCAGTGGACGTCCGAAGTCGTCTAGCTTGAAACTTCGGTGGGTGAGCCCCCATAACATTGGGGTCTCCTGGTTGCCATTTGAAGAAATCCGGAAGTG